ATCCACGATTTTATAACAGGCATTAACTCTTTCATAAGGATACCTTTCAATCCCCTGAATGCCATGTTCATGTCAGTCTGCATGTCCTTATATTCCTCCGCAGACTTAACTAAATCACCACTTAAAATACCTCCAGTATTTTCAGCTATTTGACCATACCTGTCTAATCCGGCTGAACCTTCTCTCAGTAGTCTTGTCATGTCAAGACCGGCTCGTGAAAATCCCGCCTGCGCAAGTGCTGCTTGTTCTGTTTCATTCGAAGCATTGCGCATTCTGTCAGCATACATCCTGAAGGCTTCCTGAGCACTATTGGCTGATTTTAATTGAGCCATAAATGCCGGGTCCATTTTCCTAAGACGAGTGTATAATGAACCAGTTCCGGCTTTTAATTCTCCAAGCCTTTTCTGAAAGACCTGTAAAGACATTGACATCTTTTCTGTTGAAATACCAGAGCGTTCAGCAGCAAATTGATATTTCTGTATCTGCTCCACAGAAAAACCAGTCTGTTTTGAAAGCTTACCAAGCTCATCAGCTAAAGTAGCAGTTTTATTAACCCATCCAGCTATTTTTTTAATTGCCAAACCTCCGGCGGCAAGTCCTGCTAATTTTTTTAGGCTTTTGCCGAAAGAAACAGTTTTCTTTTTAGCCTTATCTACTCCTTTATTATATCTCGAAGTATCAAGACCTAATACCGCCTTTAATTTTCCTACTACTTTATTTGCCATTAGTTCAGGTTTTTAAGTGCTTTCCTTGCCCATTCATCGTCAACTTCCCAATCAACTGTTTTTTTATCTTTCTCAAGTTCAATTATCTGTCTGCCTTTAATTGACCTTTTTGCGTTTGGTGAAGCGTTATGTACCATCGCCATTACTTCTCTTACATATTCCCAGGTGTTTTCTCTTTCTCGCATGAATCGCCATTGCTCAATATAAAAATCTTTTGGCGTTGTATCCATGAACTCATCATAACTATAACCTAGATCAATTATTGCGAGTTCTAAGATGTCCTGTTTTGTGACTTTTTTTTTGCCGGTTCGTTATCTGCCAATCCCATGCCTTTTTTAACCCAATCAGGATAAGAAGCGTTCGCCCACGCTTTTCCAACTGCCTCGCCTTGCTCCATTGTTCCTTTTTGAAAAGCTATTTTAATATCTTTATAAGAAAAAAATACTTTTCGTCCAGTTTTAATACAGTCATAAACCGCTCCTCCATAAGCAATAGCAAAAAGCTGCTCTTTTTCGTCAAACTTATCGATCTCATCCGGTTCACAATCGAGAACTTCCATTGCCTGAAATAGTGCGAAATGCGTGAATCGAAAGCCGATTTTTCTTTTATGAAACCGGCCAAAAACTCGTCTAATGCCTTTGGCCGGAAACTTCAGTTTAAGCTCAATACGATTTTTCATTACGAAACTGTTTTTGTCTCAGGTTGACCGGTCAACTGAATTTCTACTGATACATTCTGAAGGTCGCCATAATCACCAGACCATGTTACATCTGATATATATCCGTCACACTCCTCGTAAGTGTCGCCTGTTTCAATTCCACCAAAATAAACGGTACATTTAGTCCCGTTCTTTAATTTTGAAACGAAATCGTCTAGACCTTCTGAACCGGCATCAGGGTTATACAAACCCTCCATCGATACAGTTCCTTCTTTTTGAAGAGGTACATATTCTTTCCAGTCACCTGCTGAATCCTGAGTTGTTGCATCTGCCATTTCTGCTGAGTAGTTAAGCTCTTTCGACCTTAATGCAACAGCAGCGGTGTCGTCTATTTTTACCTTTAGTGCTTTTCCTGCTTTTCCTGCCATGATATTTTATTTTTTATGTTTTAATATAATTCTGCTGAAATTAACAATACATATAATGTGTCCGCCCCGGTTGATTTCAGTGTATAATCAATTGTTTTTGCCGAAGCCCCAACATCCCCGTTTGCCGTATCACATTTATAAAGCAACGACTGATTGGCCCTTAATTTCAAATTAAATGTAGTGCTCATAAAATCATAAGGGTTTGATGAACCTTGTGTAATTGTTATAATACTATCATTATCTGATTTGGCCTTAAATTTGACAGCCATTACTTTTTCATTTGTCAAATCCAGACTATTGCCTAATGTGTTTGTAAGGCTTGTCAAATCAATAGTACCGGAGTTAGACAAAATCGCTGAATAAACATTATCAACATCAGTTGTAACAGAATCACCGCTTGGTCTGAAATTGATAACTTCGTTCAGGTCGTTATGTTTGACCTCTTGCGCAATAGAAGGTGTTGTCAGTTCCTCAGATACTGTCAACGAACTATTGAGCCGGGTATAATTAACAGAAGTAGCGGCTATAAATAGCCCTACACCAATAATTAAAATTAATAATATTAGATATTTTCTTTTCATCGCTTTTTTTGTATTATAATTTTTAAATTAAAAATCCTCTCGTATATAGAATAATCATCAATTTCTCCTACTTGCTCTTCAGTACCATTGTCCGCAGTTGTAACAACATCCCAATTGTTTACAGAAAAGATATTGTCATTCATGAAAAGTTGCTTAATTTGATTAATCATCTCATCAACAACACTATCATCCCCTACCTGCATTGATTGTATAGAAACACAGTCAAAAGCAATTTGCAATTCCCTGATCTCACTATCATCTGTGCCAATATCCTCATCCCCGTCTATGTAGAACAAAACATATTTATCAGATTGAGGACGGCTTGACACTGTTTCGATAGTCTCGCCATTAACGACTATTGAGCCATTAATTAAGTTATATACAGATGTTAGCAGATCTTTTCTATAATCTCTCATTTCCTAAACATTTTTTTAATGTCGCTAATCAGTTTACGCCTTGCAAATTCCCAAGCTGGTTTTAAGAATGGTTGCCCACTAGTTCCCGGATGCTGCACCTTTTTGCCATAAACGGCCCAATCACGTGAGAAATTATCCCAACCAGATGGAGCTGCTCTTTTAGGCCCAGCCAGCACATTTTTACTTTTAATTCGAATAGTATGAGGGCGTGTTCCCTCTTCAACTGCCTGTGAATAATTTGCCCCGGAAACAACCGTACCTTTTCCAACGATTTTAATGTTTTGAAAAAGATTCTTACTGGTTCCTTTGGGTGCTTTTCTCATTGCCAGTCGTTGCATACGAGCAGTATTGTCAGCTTGTATCTTATTTAGTCTTTTGCCATGCGTGACCTTCAAACGTTTTAATTTGCGCCTGAACTCACGTTCGTTTTTTATGGTTATCGTCTGGCTCATCTTGCTGCTACCTCCATTATAATTTTCATATTATCTTGTGAAGTATAAGCACTTAATATTTGATACACCTCTCCATTAATCTTGGCTCTGTGCGTTTCCGCCCAATTTTCCGGAGTCACATCAGGTCTATTAGAAAGCCTCACATCATAAGGTTTGTTATACCCTAATTGACGATATTCAATTCGCTTTGTGCCGGATGCCGGGATAAGTTCGCACCAGTCGGTGAACAGTTCTGTATAGCCTGATTCTTTTAGACCACCAGTCTCTGTTCGCTCAGTGCTTACCGTTTCAATGGTTATTTTATCTCGCATCTTGCTAAACATAGCGGTTGATTATATTTTTAACCTCATCAATATAAGTGCCTTCTCTGTAATCGTCACGGTACCAATACCACCTGCCAACTTGTTTTTTTATTGCTTCTTTAATGTCAGCCGGGAGACTTTCTGTATTATCAGCCCCGTAACCAGCCGTGCAAGTAACAACTAATTCTTGTGTTATTCCAAGTGGATAGATGATAACCCTTTGATATTTGCCTTTGACGTAATAGTCATTATTCTTTTCGAGTGAATTTTTGTTGTCATTAATATCAATAGTCTTGACACTATCCAAAGTGTTAATAGGAGAAACCGGTAACTCAAAACCCATTGCACCTGGGTTCTTTGTTACCGGGTTATGATGTAGTTCTATTCCATCAAATTCACTAAAGCGAATTTCAAAAGACTTTTCACCAAACACAAGACCTGTGCGCATTTCAAGGTGTGCCCTTACGGCACTTATCATCTCATCAATAAGATTAACCTCGCTAACATCTGAATCATAAGCAAACTTAATGTATTGCTTAATACTATCAGTTGTTACTGGTTCGTTTACCAAGTCTTGTGTTATAATGATTTCCATTATTTAGTCTTTTTAGATTCGCTCGCTGTGTTTGATTTCTTAGGCTTGTCAGTTGCTTTGCCTTTTGCAACTAAATCCTTCTTTTCTTCAGGATATACCAGCGTTTCCTTGCCGTTGATATACACTTTTGTTTTATCCTTGTTAGTCATAAGCTAATCTATTTTCTATCGTCTTAAAAATTCTGCATTTATGTAATCCACTGTTAGCTGCTCACCAGCATCTAATCCACTGACCGTGTTATTTGCAACCAAAATCCTAAATTCATTGTAGAAAGGATGATTAGTAGTCGCCAGTGTGTCAATAACCTCCGATAAATCAGTATTAAAATCAACCGTTATTTCACTAGTCGCATCTACTCCAGTGTTTGTTGCATCAATGTCTGACCAGCTATCCGTGCTGAAAATCCGGCCCTGTAACTTAACGTCAACAGTATAAGTATCAATGCCTGAATCGGGATCAGCATTGAATTCGATATTATGAACGACCGGGTAAGGGGTGTTCGGCTTGAAAACAAATACAATAGTATCTTGAACTGTTCCGAGCGTGTCTCCAGCTTGCCCGTCGTACTCAATAAGAGAGAATCCAGACCTTAGCGTCCGTGTAACTGTTCTATCTTGCGCCTCTACTGAAAAGGCCAAAACTAAAATGCTTAATATTAAAATTATTTTTTTCATTTTTCCTGTATTTTAAAGGGAGGCCGAAGCCTCCCGGTTAATTATTATGTTGTACTTGTCAATGCAGATTTGCCCGCTTCGAACGTACCATAAGTGAAGGCATACTCGTGAGGTGATGGAACAAAGAATCCCATTCGCATTGATACAACGAAAGTAAGGACATCCTCCTCGCCATAACTTGCGTTTTGGTCGAGAATCTTAATGTTCAATGCTTTTCTTACTGCTGCAATACCCCTACGGAAATCACCTACCAGATAAGTGTCTGGGTCCATGAATTGATTCTCAATGATAGGCACACCCTTGATGCTTAATCCGTTAGGATTGAAGAAACCAGGCAGTTCGTACAGCCCGTCCGCATTCTTAGTAAGCTCCATGTTGGCTACCTGAACTGGGTGCAATACGATACCGTTAGGCATGTAACCTGTCTTGTAGTCAGTGTTTTGACCAAGCATACACTGAACAAGTGCGGCACGAAGAACATCAACGTTATTAGGTGATGTAATATCATTCAATCCGGTTGGCTGACTGAAGATCTTTGCGATAGGATCGCCTGATTTCAGAAAACCTTTTAGCTCTGTTCCGGCAGCAAAGGATGTTCCAGACCCTTCAATAATCTGCTTTTCTCGTTTCAAAGGAATATGATAACCAAGAGCCTCATCAATTTGTGATCTGAGATAAGGAATATCATCAAGAGTATCCT